AAATAATATACTGTGAGGTTGTGTAATGAAAAAGATAAAAAAAGAATTAGTGAACTATATAAAAGATAACGCTGGTACATCATTTGTAGAAATAGAGAAAATATTCGAAGAAAACAATTTTGTTTATAAAGGTAATGGAGCATATACAAGTGCAGAGAGTGGTCATATCGTATATTGGTACGGTTGGAATAGACAAGCATTCAATATAGTAAGTGAATTAGTCAGTGATGATCTAATTGAGATGAATAGATGTGAACCGATTATATACATGGTGGATGGTAAAGGTTTAAGTCTACCCATAGTGAATAGCAAGAATATAGAAACTGATCATTGGCTACCAGTTGTATTTAATACTTGTGAAAAGGAGAGTGTTTAAAATGAATGAAAGAGATAAAATCTATAGCCAACTTGATTATGATGCGCCAATTCAAATCATACCAGCACCAGAAAATCTATTTGTTGAATATATCGATGAAGATGATGAAGTATGGTATTCACCAATCGTATGTATGGCTTTAACCAAAGCACATAATATTAATTTCTATGATAGTGATGATACGGGCTGTATCGATAAAGCTGCTTTTCGTAGTATTAAAAAATATAATTCAAAGACAGGTGAGTTTGAACAATTCAGCAAAACGGCTCAAAAGGAGATAACACAATGAATATAGAAATTATCGCAAATCAATTTGAAACACGTACAGGTACTTTATTAAGGTACTATACGGGATTGTTAGAAAGTAGTAGGGATAACCATTTTGCTTTTAAGATTTACAATGATCCGTTTGATGTCGTTTATATTGTCATGAGAGGTAAATTGTTTGGCCATGTATACATTAAGGATTGTAAAGTAAGACAATCGTTTGAATTAGCATCTCCTAAACACACAGAGGGGCTTATAAGAAGTATAGAGGGGCATTACACAGGATATGAACTACATGACGGTACAACGCTTTCTGTAAGCGATATGATGGCCAAAAGTTTATTTGAAGATGAGTATTTCATGTATGGATTAGAAACGTTTGTTGAAAGTAATAACACGGATATGTTTGAGTACATGGAAGGTGGAGTGAATGTTGAAGAATTAGAGGGGGTTCAATCTAGTAATGCCGATGTGATAGGGAGCATTGAAGTGTTGTATCAATTGGCTGCAGGCATTAATGAACCCGCACAGGAGCTTGTTGAGGGACTTAAATTAGTGACGGAATTTGTACAAGATGAAAAGGCTACACAAGAGGATTACAAGGTGTTAGAGCGTAAATTGAATGATTTAAAGGCATCGTATTATAGCTTGAGTAAGTAGCAATCGTAGGGCTGCATGTTATATGTAGTCCTTCCATAAAACATAAGAATTTTAGAATAAAACGAACTTTAATGAATATAAGTAATGCTAATATTCGTTATTTGAATAAAGGGGCAAAAGGCTTTTGTTCGTATTTTGTTCGAAAAATTTAGCGGGAACATTTGTTCTTTTGGTATTGGTTTCTATTGTTGCAATAAACCCTGTGTACATTAATTTTTAAGTAAACATGTAATAATGCTAAACACCTGATATAATGCGCTTTATAGCGAACATAAGTTTGATTTCAAGGTGTAAAATTGGTATAATTAGAGTAAGCAAATAACAGAAAGTGTGGTGAGACAATGAGCGAATTTGAAGTAAAAGAAAAGACGTACAACTTACCGAATGAACACCGCCAAGTACTCAATGTGATAAGAAATACGTCTAATAAATATATTACTAAAACAAAGCTGCTTAATCAATTGGGATATGAAGTAAATAAGGCTAACAATAGATGGTTAACACAAGTCATTACAAGCTTAATCATTAATTATCATTATCCTATCGGATATAGCTATAAAAAAGATGCTAGGGGCTACTACATCATCAAAACACAAGCCGATAAGATAGAAGCTATCAAAAGTATTAAAGGCTTAATTGAGGGCAGTCAGAACCGTTTAAAAGCCCTAGAAGAAATTGAAGTATAAATAAAAAAATTATTAGAGAGTAGGTATATTTTGACTATGCAACAAACAGAAGTTTGGAATATTTTCTTTGATGACAACAAATATCAAGACTTATTAAATAAAGTAGATCGCTTTTTAAAAGAATCATCAACAATGTTTTTAAAAGGGTATCGCTTAGATGCCATTGATGAACAACAAAAGCCTAAATTGCAAGAACTGGAAAATGAGTTTAAGACATATGCGCAGACGCGTTTAGATGATATCGCCAAACGTATTGATGAAATCGAAAAAGAATCTACAACGGATAAAGTGGAGAATCCACAAGAAGAATTAATTCGTCGCCAAAACTTACAAGCACGTTATGACTTTTATAGCAATGGTGAAATTATGGATCATATTAATACCGTTGACGCTCAAGATGTCGATATTTTCGAGTTAAGTCTTTTACAAAAGATAATTTCAGAACGTTTTAATGATACGGAAGAACAACAGGTAGCACATGCATTTGAAATGTTAAAACAAAACGTTCTGCACCCATATGAAAATAACAGTGAATATGAGAAACTTGCCTATGATTATAGTGTTATTGAACAAGTTGGCATGAAAAATAATGGGGTCGTGGTCACTAGAAAAGATGGTGATTATATGCCAACTATTAAATCTCTAAATGATCGATATAATGAAGAAATGAATCGAGTTAGAAAGTAAAAAAATGTAGCCTATCCTTGTTGGGTAGGCTCTCTATATAGGGGTGGATAAATGAAACTGAAAATGCCAAGGAAAGTTTTATATTATCGTAATAATGGCAATAAGCTATCCGAGTATCAACTATTAACACAATTTAACCCAGTATTTATCAATAAGAAAATTCAAATGTGCGAGTTTCAAATTGAGAGTATGTATCATATGAATACGTCTACGACGACATGTGATGAAATATTTGGCGTTGTGTCCGTCTCTTATCCTATTGAAAAGTTGGCTATTAAAATTATTGAGGCGAAAGCTGGCTTAATAAATTATAAGAAACGTTCTATGCGTAATATGGAGATATTAAAGTCTGTCCTTAATCAATATACTGAAAAAGAAAAGAAACAAGTTGTAATATACATGCGTTCTAATGGTCGATATAAGCCTTATAACGTGATTGAACGACTACAGGTCGATTTATACCACCTTAACATTAAACAACGTATAGCGCGTCAAAAACAAAGGTATATGAAGGTTGAAAAGAATAAGCGTGAACGTGTGAATGCGTATCATAAGAAACCTATGTTAAAAGTGGTGTAACAATGGATAAGCAGCTCATAAAAGATTTCATATATCGCTATCATAAGCAATTTGATAATGATGAAATACTAAAAGATGATGATTTCAACACTGATGACTTCTTTAGTATAAATGATGCCCGTACAAACAACTGGATAGAAACTGACCATGTAGATGATCATATTCTAAAGAATCACTTAGAGATGTTAGTTGACCAAGTGGCCACAGATAAAGAATTCTATATCTTCGATGCTTTATTACATGGGCGTAGTTACAAAGATATTAGTCAAGTTTTAGAGTGTTCCACAGAATCAGTCAGACAATGGTTTGGTAAATTATTAAATAAAATAATGGAGGTGATAGAATGAGTGAATTAACACCTAGACAAGTCCGTTTTGTGAATGAGTATATTAAGACACTAAACATCACGCAAAGCGCTATCAAGGCAGGATATGCGCCAAATTCAGCACATGTGACGGGAAGTAGATTATTACGTAACGAAAAGGTCGATGAATATATCAAAAGCCAACAGGAAAAAGTGATGGACGATAGTATTTTAACTGCTAAAGAGTTACTGCATCTTTTAACCAATGCAGCAGTCGGTGATGAGACTGAAACAAAAGAAGTGGTGGTAAAGCGAAGTTCATTTGAGAAGAACCCAGACACAGGACGTATGAACCTTGTCTACAATGAGCATGTAGAGCTTGTGGAAGTTCCAATCAAGCCAAGTGATCGTTTAAAAGCAAGAGATATGTTAGGGAAGTACCACAGCTTGTTTACAGATAAATTAGATGTGAGTCTTGTAACACCAGAATTTGTTGATGATATTCAGTAGAAGATTAATGCAAAACCACTATCTTTAATTAGGTGGTGGTTTTTGTTTGTATTTTTATTAATTTTAAAATATACTGTTGAAAGTATCTCGTTTTAGATATTATACTTAAATCTTTAGGCGACTATAAATAGTCGCTCTTTTAATTAATTCAAAAGGTAATTGACTTTCTTAATAG